GTTAAGATCAACTCATACAACGCCACTAGATATGTGGCATTTATCACAAGAGTTTACATCACTCCCAACACTGTCAGATACGTTCATCCAAGACAACCCTCCAATTGATCGTATATCGGCAGTTACAACAGCACCACAGATAGTTTTTGATTCATATATCAAGATGAAGTGCGTTAGACCAATGCCGGTTTACAGTGTACCCGGCTTAATAGATCACTTCTAAGTATTTAGGGGGGCCCATGTAGCCCCCCTTGATAAGGAGTATTTATGAATTTTAAAGGCATCGGCAGAGATTCTATTTTTATTTTATTAATGTTTTTTTGGACATTAGCATTAGCAGTTTTTATTTCACAACTTCATGTTATTTTTGAGAAAGTTGGTGGCATATGAAATGGATTAAGGTTTTACAGAAAGGTATTTTCGGTTTTATTACAGGAGTAGTAGGTTTTATTACGACACACCCAGAACAAGTTACAAGTTTAGCAGGAGCAGAGAATGCAGCAAAGGTAGGTGTCGTAGTTAGTATAGCAAGTTCATTGACTAATTATATTAAGCATAGAAAGGATTAGTTATGGGATTTGGTGTAGCATTAGGATTAGGAGCAGCAGCAGCAGGTTTATTTGGAGCCAACAAAGAGGCATCAACAGCAAGAGAGATTAATCAACAGAATTTAAAGATAGCAAGAGAGCAAATGGACTTCCAGGAAAGGATGTCCAACACAGCGCATCAGAGACAAGTTAAAGATTTAAAGCAAGCAGGTTTGAACCCTATTTTATCAGCACAGACAGGAGCATCATCACCAGCAGGTCAGAGCGCTACAATGGTTAACCCTAGGAAGGGTTTTAAAGAGCAGGCCCTTAATTCAGCAAGGGCCTTAGCAGAAGTTAGGAATTTGAATTTATTAGCAAAGAAGACAGCAGCAGAAGCAACATCAGCAAGAGCGAACGCAAGAGTAGCACAGCAGTCAGCAAATATAGATACCTCTAAGTATGGAAAAGGTTTAATGTATGTTAGAAAGACTATGCAGTCAGCAGGAGGTATTTTAGGTGGAGTAGGTAGTGCAATGGGTATTAATAGATTAAGTAGTGCTATTAGGCACGCAAACAAGTTTAAGTTATCAAGGAGATTAGGATAATGAGAAGAAGAAGAAAAATCAGAAATGTTAGGAGAGATAAGAAGCGTTTTAGTAGAACGGCAAGCGGTTCACACAAGAAGAATTTCCGCGCTCATCCAATGAGAGGCGGAATTAGAGCATAGTATGCCATGTTACAAGCCGTTAGATGCTTGGTTATGGAAGAATGTTAAGACAGCCAATGGTAAGAAACTCATTACGTTTGACGATAAACAGGGAAAGCCCTCTTCTGAGAGGGAGGTTGTTCATTTACCCTGTGGTCAGTGTATCGGCTGTCGATTAGAGAAGTCTAGACAGTGGGCGTGTAGGTGTATTCACGAGTCCCAACTGTATGATGATAATTGTTTTATTACGTTGACATATAATGATAAGTATGTCCCCAGAGATGGTAGTTTAGACAAGAGTCATTTTCAGAAATTTATGAAGAGATTAAGGAAGGCGTATGGCTCAGGCATACGCTTTTTTCATTGTGGAGAGTATGGAGAATTATTACAAAGGCCTCATTATCATGCATGTATTTTCAACTTTGACTTCCCAGATAAGCAATTATTTTCAGAAAGAGATGGTATTAGGTTATATACATCAGAGGTTTTAAATAAATTATGGTCACACCCTAAGACTAAAGAGAGTATGGGTTTTTGTACTATAGGAGATGTTACTTTTGAATCAGCGGCGTATGTGGCACGATATGTGCTTAAGAAAGTTAATGGAAAGGAGAAAGACGCTCATTATGGAGGAAAGTGTCCGGAATACGTTACAATGTCAAGAAGACCGGGAATCGGTAAAAAGTGGTTTGAAAAGTTTAAGAATAGTGTATATCCGGACGATTATATAGTTATAAGGAATAATGTTCTATGTAAGCCTCCTAAATATTATGATTCCTTGTATGATTTGACAGAGCCAGAAAAGTGTGCTAGTATTAAAGAAGGTAGGAAATTAAAAGCAAGTAGTTGTCCAGATAATCAACCAGATGTATTTTACGATAGGTTATCGGATCGCGAAAAGGTTCAATTGGCGAAAGCGCAAATTTTAGAAAGGAATTTAGAATGAAATTAAAAGTCTTTTCAGTTTACGATGAAAAAGCCCAAACTTATGCCCATCCTGTGTATTTCCCGAAAGCGGAGATCGGACGGCGTGCGTTTGGTGATCTCGCTTTGGATACCACGTCGCAAATCAATAAGCACCCTAGGGATTATGGGTTTTACTGTATGGGTGAGTATGATGACAGTACTGGTAAGTTTACTAACCTTCCTCAGCCCGAATATATTTGCAGGGCTTCAGATTTTATTGGAGATCCTGAAGTAAAGGTAAAGGAAGAAACAGAAGAATAAGGAGCAGTTATGAGCGATATTAAATTAGGTAAAGTTAGTTTTGATTCTAAGAATCCACAAGACAGAAGCAGAACAAAGCAAGAGCACGAAAAAGGTGCGAATATTAATAATATTATGAGGAAATATAGAAAGACAGGTTTAGTTCCTCAAGTTGTGGATGTTCAATCCTATTTTGCAGATTTCTCTAGTGGAACAGATTTTGCAGAGAATATGCGGCGTGTTACAGATGCGAACGAGAAGTTCGAGGCTTTGCCTAGTGAGATTAGAAATCGCTTTGAGAATAACTGTTCTAAGTTTTTAGATTTTGTCATAGATCCGGCAAATGAGCCGGAGATGTGTGATATGGGTTTAATGGAGCGTCCTGCTCCTCAATACGATAACGAGGGAAAGATTGTAAATGATCAATTTTACCCTGAACCAGCCACGCCAAGCGAACCGGTCAGTGAACCGGAGCCTACCGCGTAAGTCGGCCGACCAGTGCATTACTTGATGTAACTGGTCGGACTGACACCAAAGGGGGTCAGTTATGGATTGTTACAAAGAGATGGAAGCAATAAGAATGATTAAAAATGGTTATTTTTCAACAGATATAGCATTTGGATTGCAAGTTCCAGTCACAGAAGTATTAGATATTAAAGAAGAATTAGAAAAGGAGATTTAAGTTATGAAGTTACCATCAGTTATGTCACACAATTTTTCAAATGTTCCGAAGGTTAATGTAGAGCGTTCGGTATTTAACCGAACACATTCAAGAAAGTCTATGTTTGATGGTGGCAAGTTAATTCCTTTTTTGGTAGATGAAATTTTACCAGGAGATACGTTTAGCGTTAACGCTACGTTATTTGCGCGTTTAAGTAATGCGCTTAAGGTTCCTATAATGGACAATTTGTTCATGGATACGTTTTATTTTTTCGTTCCGAATAGGTTAGTTTGGGATAATTGGCAGAAGTTTTGCGGAGAACAAGTAGACCCAGGAGATAGTATTGATTATACAATCCCACAAGTAGTTAGTCCTACAAATGGTTTTGTTATTAATACATTAGCAGATTATTTTGGTTTACCAGTAGATGCAACAGTAATGGCAGGTAATACGATTAGCGTTAATTCGTTACCATTTAGGGCATATAATTTAGTATGGAACGAGTGGTTTAGAGATGAGAATTTACAAGATTCATTAGTAGTAGACACAGATAATGGTCCGGACACATTATCAGATTATACGTTAAAGAACAGAGGAAAGAGGCACGATTATTTTACATCATGCTTACCTTGGCCACAGAAAGGTACAGCAGTAGATTTACCGCTTGGTACAAGCGCAGATGTTTATACAAGCTCTTCTAAGTTAGTTACAGGAACACAAGCAGGTATGACATTTACGAAGACAGCAGGCTCAGCAATTGCAAGTGATTATTTATTAAGTGCAAGAGGTACAACAAACGGAACAGCAACAACATATAGTTCCCCAGCTATCTCATCAGTCGTTGCAGCAGTTTATCCAGACAATCTGTATGCAGATTTGACTAATGCAACAGCCGCTACAATTAATGAGTTACGTGAAGCGTTCCAGATTCAGAAGATGATGGAGAAAGACGCAAGAGGCGGTACTCGTTATACAGAGATTATTAGAGCGCATTTTGGGGTTATTTCACCAGATGCAAGATTACAACGCCCAGAATTTTTAGGCGGTAAGTCAACACCAGTATTTGTTACGCCAGTTCAGCAGACATCAGAGACAGGTACAACACCTCAGGCAACATTAACGGGTTATGGTACTATGTCGTCTCAGAACGAAGGTTTTGTTAAGTCATTTACAGAGCATGGTATTTTATTAGGTTTAGTTAGTATTAGAGCAGACCTTACATATCAGCAAGGTATTAATAGAATGTGGTCCAGGTCAACAAGGTATGATTTTTACTGGCCATCATTAGCACATTTAGGCGAACAGCCAGTTTACAACAAAGAGATTTATGCACAAGGAGACGCAAACGATGATTTAGTATTTGGTTATCAAGAGCGTTTTGCAGAGTATAGATATAAGCCCTCAGAGATTACAGGAGAGTTAAGATCAACTCATACAACGCCACTAGATATGTGGCATTTATCACAAGAGTTTACATCACTCCCAACACTGTCAGATACGTTCATCCAAGACAACCC